GTCTGGAGCACCCCATGCTCTCAGGAAAAGACCCCCTACCCCCTGTGACGCCCCCTATGCCTTGGCTTTCTTGCGTGTAGCGCCGTACCGAAGGTGGCAGTCGGTGCAGATGACTCTTAGGTTTCCAAGCTCGTTGGTTCCACCCAGGCTCTGCGGGATAACGTGATCAACCGTCAGGTTCCGATCTCGCGAGCCACACAATTCGCACCAGGGTTGGCGCGCTCGCAGCATCGTGGACAGCTTCTGCCACTGGTATCCGTAGCCACGCTGTGTGCTACTGGGTCTCATCGGGTTTGTCTTTGGAAGTTTGTGAGCAGAGCAGCGCGAGGCTTGCGATAGTGCTCCGCATACTAGGCACGGTTGTTGCACGGTAGCTCCTCTGCGTCCAGGTCGCCTGCGGTGCCGTGCCAACGGCTGGCATTAGGCGCCAGCTCCTAACCGCATCGTCTTGCGCCAGACGTGCGATGTAGCAAACAGGGACGGCAAAGCCAGTCCCGTGCGACATTGTATTTCAGGGCGGCTTCATGTCGCGAGCTTCATTGCCCAGCAGAGTCAGCCTAGGTTCCTGATCTGCCTTAGCGTGAAGATTACTACACTAATTCTTCACATGTGTGTCAGATGTTTGGCACAGTCAGCATCGGCGCGATTAGCTCTGCGATGGCATCCGTACCGCGCTCGTAGTGATCTTCATACACGGCGTGCCAAGGTGTCCATGCTGCTGTCCCAAGCACGTCTTCCAGGGCAGACACGGCATGATCAGCCATGCCCAGGTGGATGTGGATTAGCTCATGGCAGATGGTCAGCCGCTGGTCTTCAGGCTTCTGGTTCCAGAAGAGATTACCGACGCGCAGGGTTGCGCTTGCGGCTTGGCTATGGACCTCAATGTCCGCATACCGATCCTCTGGCGCAGTGTCGCTGAGTACGCTGATCTTCCAGCTTCCCAGGTTCAACAGTGCAGCGCAGTCCCTAACGTACGCCTCTAGCTTGTTGAGCTTGTCGGAGCGCGGTGTAGCCTTTGCCATATCTCTCCCAATACTTCCGCAATTGCTTCTACGGTTTCAGGTGTCTAGGTATTACCCCGCTCCGAAACGCCCGTCTCCGTTGATCCTAGACGGGCATTTTAGTAACACTAGACCGATTCAGCCGCCTCTGCGTCCAGCTGAGCGTCTGACTTAACGGCGCCGATCATAGCAGTTGGAGCCTCCTGGTACCTCTCCATGATCAGTGTCAACGTCCGATCCAAGACTTCCAGCCATGGCTCGCGGTGCAGCATGAGCGGGTACCGTGAGCCAATTGCATCTTGCGCAAGGTAGATGTTCCCTCGCGTAGCCAGTAGCGCGCGTGCGATCTCTACTGGTCGCGGGTCTCCAGCTCTCGCCCTGCACCGTTGCAGCCTTTGAATCGCGGCGCGCATTGGATACCGATAGCGCGTGGAGATCGTTGTTTGCTTTGTCGCCTGCTCTGCCTGGGTCCCTTCGTTGACGTATGACTCATCCCGCTCCGCCACCGTCGCAAATGCGGCGTGATCTATAAAGCCGCTGAACTCTTTAGTCCAGGCTGGATTGCCACCGTCATCCATCTCCTTTGCCCGATGCATTGCCAGCGGTAGATCGTCAATGTGATTCATAAACCAGACAATCTTGCTTGATAGGTTCACGCGATAATCCTCCCCGCTACCGTGGGTCTGACACATGGCGCTCGCAGTGCCATGCCACTAATTTCACGAGCAGCTTCGTCTATGGCTGCCACCTCTTCACACCGCTCGCACTTGCTTACCCAGTCATAATCCAGGTCATTGTCAGGATGCCGAATCCAATCTCCCATGATATGCCCTTGCAGCTTCACAGAGATCTCTGCGACAGATAGCTGCGCGAGCTTGCGCCAATCTCCGTCATACCGTTCCACCTTCCAGAATGATTCCACCCTGGGCTTCATCGGCTGCACCGTTTTCTTCGTATCTCGCTTTACTTGACGCAGCGTCACGGTGCGCCATGCATCTTCTGGCGGATCGCCGTAGACCTGGACAATCCGCACCTCAATATCCTCTGGCACGCGGCGCTCCTGTGCCATAAACGCCAGTAACGATCGCTTGCTGATTCCGATGGACGCAGCCATGGCTTCCGCCTGTGCGCCGCGCTCTCCCAGCTCTGCGGGAAAGTGCGTGTCAGCTAGTTTGCGTAAGTACTCTCCTGTGAGCGAAGAAATCTTTAGCATCCTACCTCCCACTTTCAGGTGTCTACATACTCAGCCACTTGTTTGCGTGCCTCTCCGTTGATCCTACGGGGTCATTTTCGTAACACAACTGGCAAAACCTAAGGAATCACCTCCACTTTGACTTTTAGCACTCCTCGCGACAATGGCGTGTCTGGTCCAGCAACTGCCTTCCAAGCCTCTGGCGACAAGTCAACCAGCTTCTCATTCTTACCCTCGCGGCATTGGCACCAGTCAACAACCCATGCAACGATGGAACGACCGTTTGCAAGGTTAGTGACAATAATCCGATACGGAGGCTTGCCCCATTTGAAGTCGCATTTCTTGCCGCAGAGACCTCGCAGTTTCGGTCCCGCAGCTGCGTAAAACTTATAGCCCTCGCGCACATACCAGGTTGATGCCCCTCCCCGCTCAGCGTCAAACCATGTCGCCTTACCAACCACCGACTGCATCCCGATCATCTCAAGTTCAAGTGCGGTCGGTTCGGGCTTGAAGGAATCTCGCATCTCTAACTGCGGCTTGCCCATGAACAGGGACATAGCTAGTCCCAGTGCCAAGGTGAGCAGGATAAGAGCTACGCGGCGCATTACTGCTCCCTGGTCTCCACGCGCGCCGATATGATTGCTCGCTCAATGTCTGCGAGTCCAGCAACAATCTTGATTGCTGCGGTCACGCCATCCATGTATCCAAGTGAATAGTCGGTGTCGCCCAGGATCTTCGCCACCTCCTGACGATGGTTGATGAGTTTGAGCACTCGCATCTCCACCGAATCAACGTCTCTTTGTTTAGGCTTCGGCATCGTCAATCTCCTTCCAGCTTGGGGCATCGTCTGGTTTCTGCCACACGGTCACATGCGATTCTAGTAGTGGCATGATCCCTGCGCTGCTCAAGACGCGAAAAACCTCTTGTCCCTTACCGCGCGTGCGTTCAAAGCAATCGTCAACTGCGATCAAGCATCCTCCTGGAATGACGTCCCATGCCAAAGCTAGCTCTTTGCGATGGTGGATCGGTGAGTTCATGCTGCCATCCCAGTCGTAAGAATCTAGATATAGAAAATCGGCTGCGTGCAGGGTCTGCACCTTTGGCAAAAGCTCAAGCGAGTCTCCGCACATGGCATAAGCGTTTGGCGCAAGCTCCATTGCCTTCTCGCACGCCTTCGGGTCCAGATCAATACACGTTAGAGATCCGCCGTGCTCAGCGATTAACCAGTCCCAGATGATTGTGCTTTGCCCATCTCCAGCCCAGTTCCCAGGCTGACGTACGCAACCAGTTTCAACAATCACCAGTGGGCGATTCTTACTTGCAAGGAATTCGGTAATGAGGATAAACGCATCTCTACGGATGTTCCGACTATCAAACCATTGCCCGAACTTCATTTCAAACTTGCTCTTTGAATCAAACAGTGGCACAGTCCCATTAAAGCTAACCCTGATTCCCACTGTCGCCCCCCTTCGTGAAGTGCGCAACAAACTCATCCAACGACATGATGACAATGCTTCGGCGCCGCGTTCCAGGTCCAGGGCTGTCGCCCATGACCAGTATGCGGATCTGATCGCCCTTCGCTGGCACCTGGGTCAGCCAATTCCACAGTCGCTCTGGGAAACTCTTGCCCACTTTTGTCTGCGCGACGATGGTTCCGTCACCAGACTGCACATCAATCTTCGTTCCGAATTGACCCACGCGCATTCCGTTCAGCGCAGCTGCGACTTCCCTTTCATAAGAATTGCCCCTTTGTCTGGACCGCTTCCCGCGAATGCGGCGCGCGGTCATGGCTGGGTCATCATTCGCAGCTTGGATCTGCTGGTCTTTGAAGTAGCCCATTAGTTTCGTCCGTACTTCTGCGCAAGGTAAAGATCCATTTGCTCCAGGCATGGATTGCAGTGAACTGACTCGCGGTATTGATCGCGCGTCAGCTTCGCGTCGCATTCGGCGCATCGGAATCCGCGTGACCGCACGCGCTTCTTCTTTGGCTTGCCAAGCATCTCGTTGAGCATGGCATCTAGCGGATTGTTTGCGTTACGCATTTGCTGCCTCCATTCTTTCCTGGCGTCGGACTTCTTTGAACTCGTGGTACTTGCGGACCGCTTTGGCGGCTTGAACTGCCTGGCGAGGATGGTAGTCCCACTCTTGCAACCTGGCGTCGGTTGCGTCTTCCGCGTTTAGAAACTTTGCGTACATCTTGAAGGCAATGACATGGAATTCAAAGTCGTGAGTGTGAGTGCATGCGCCGCCGCGCGCGCATCCTCCTGGGCAGTAAGCGTCGCGAATGATGTGCGCCATTTCGTGAAGCAGTACCTTCCTGGTTCTATCAAGTAGCTCTGGAGTTCCATTCTCCTTGGCTCGCAGATCGCGACCCCATTTTCTCCCGATGCCGACATTGATTTGATGGCGGAACCCGTATGCATGTCCGCCGTAGTTCGGTACCAGGTTGATCATTAACCCATTTAGTTGCTCGCCCCAGGCGCTTCGCAGAATCGGCTTGACGAATTCTGCAACCAGTTTGCGATCTGTTGTAGATCCGCCCTTGATCTTGATGGTGCGTGTGCCGCGAAGAGCTTTGACCAGGTACACGATTACCGAAGCGAATGGGTATCGCTTGGCGTTGACGCGGATTTCGTTTTTGTTGAGACCCTTTCGGCTCTGTCGCTTTGCCATTTCCTGGACCTCCATTTTCGGGAGAGCTGTCTTCTCTCCTCTGGTACAAGTGTACAACATGGCGTTCAAGTCTGTCAAGCCCCTATTTTGAGCACGATTTTTCTACTTGCCCCAGCAGTTGCGATGCCACCAGGTCCATCGGTCCCTAAACCTGGTCTCTTGATAGCTTCGTGACAAAACGCGCAGAGAATCTTTTTGCGCGGCAATTTCTTTGGCGCAGTGTGCGCAATTACGCATCACCCAAATCACTGTGCCTTTATTCTCCGCAGTCTTCGCAGGCTTCTTTGTAGCCATCTTCACTCCCATTCACTGCGCTCATCAATTTGTGCGCTGCAACATGCACCGCATCTTCTACCGTCACACCCTGATAAGCAATCTCTTGCCCGTCAGAATCTACCAGGATTACCGCTGTTCCGTGTTCGGTCTTTGTGACTCCATCAAATTTGTAGCCGATGTTTTCCGCGAGGAAGTTAAGCGTCTTGAAGTCTTCTTCTCTACTCATGATCACTCCAGCACGCGAATGCTTCGCGCAGTTCGGTCTGACTTCGCAATCTTTCCGTCGCTTGCAAGCGCCATAAGTTCTCGCTGAACAGTTCCGTGCGACATGTCTAGTCGCGCGACTAGCTCTCTAATCGTTGGCGCGTAGCCTTTCTCTCGCACAAAGTTTCTTATCTCGCTGATAAGTTCCTGCTGTCTTGTCATAGCTCATCTCCTCCTGTCATCCACTCATGCAGTCTGTGAAATGTCTGCGTTGCATCTAGATGCGTTGCGTCCAGCGATAGATCAAACCGAACCTTGTTCCACTCTTGTTCGGTGACATCATTCACCCCGCCAAGACCTCCAGCCACTCGCCACATTCGCTTATTGATATCGGCGTTCAACTGCACGATCTTAATTCCGCTGCTCATCTTGCGAAGGTAGTCCACCTCGCGAATGAGACGAAGATCGTCAACGACTACTGCCCGTCCCATCATCTTCGCGCCCTCGTACTTTTCGCGCCAAAGCCCAAGCCAGAAGTCTTCGTCAACGTCTCGCATTGCCGCTCCGATCCACTGTAGAAGCTCGCGCCCCGTGGCAATCCAAAGCTTGCCGTTGCGCTGCACATCAAACAAGCTTCCCTTCTGCAAGCCTGGGTACCTACGCAGCGCGATCTCTTTAACCGCGTCCGCAATCCCAATGCGTACATAGCCACGATGCTCAACAAGATTCATTGCGAGCGTTGTTTTCCCAGACCCTTGCGGTCCAATGATGGCAATGTCATGCATTACATTTCCTCCAATCGCTCGCAAACTTTAAGGTGTCTAGACATTGGGCGCCACCGTTTCGGCGCTCTCCGTCGTTCCTACGGGGTCAATTTCTGACGTCAACCCCCAAAAAGCCCGAATCGCAGTCTCATCCATAAATTGTCGGACTGGCATCAAACGAGCTGCGTGGAGCCTAAGCCGAACGCCATGTCCATAGTCATGCGGTTCAGCCTCGCGCATGAATCTGGCACGGGAACAGACGCCGCCAACGCGGAACACTCCGTCCACTGGATGGCGTCGGTCACCCAGCATCTGAACCAGGATCGCCGCTTGAGACTTGAACGCAGCTGCGTCATCAAAGATCAGCTGCTCTAGCGTTGACGTCTTGGCATCCCAGGTCAGACCGAAAGCACTGAAGTCAGCGCCGCTGTCACCAGCCTGACCGATCTCCCAGTTCAAGACCTCGTAGCCAAGTCCAAGCGCCTGTACAGCCGCCATCTCTCCCAGCCTTCCCATCAAGTCCACAGCCTCTGAGCTGCTGTGTCTGTCATACCACTTATCCGTGACCAAATGTTCCGCCTTAAATGCCTGCTTTGCCGCAGTCCAGTCCAATGCTTTCTTCACCGACTCTGCCGTCAACGGTACATCAACCCAGTTCATTTGATCCCTCGCCTTAAGATACTTCCAACAAGCTCTGGCTTTATATAAGTATTAAGTCTCTTGTCTCTTGTCTCATGTCTCTTGTCTCTTGTCTCTTGTCTCCCGCCGTGACCTGGCGTGACATTTGCCGTGACAGATCCGTTACCAAAACGCTCTGTTTGCGTGACAGACCGCTCCCGATGCCGCTGCTGTCGGAGGGTAGCCGTCGGATCAATCTGGAACTTTGCCCAGTTATCTACGACGATCCGACCAGACTCCTCCCTAATCAGCCCAGAGCTGAACAGCGTCTTTAGGTGCCGATGCAGCCGCTGCGGGATAAGTGCCTTCAGATGCTGCACCGACGCAAAGCCGCCCTGTGGCTTCTGCCTCTTCGCCATTACCCAGATGGTCATGACCAGGCGGAACTCTGAATCGTTGAGCACCGCGATTCGCGGGTCTTCCAGAAAGTCTGTAAAGAGCTTTAGATACTGTCCGCGCATGTCGCCTCCACTTTCTCTAATCACCTTCCAAGTTTCAGGTGTCTACATACCCGAAACAATTTTCTCAAGCCTCTGCGTTGCGCGTAGACGGGCTTTTTTGTAACACAACTCCCAAATGGGGCGTTGACGGTAGGGAAGACAGCCCTACCGTCAACTGAATCAAAACGGCAGATCCTCCAAAGTGTCTTCTGGGATCAGCCGCGTCGGTGCAGGAGCAGCAGCAGTAGCTGGACGAATCGGATTCTCCTTCGTCCACGAGAGTGCAGGCTTCTCATTGCAATAGCCAGAGCTGTCTTTGATGCCGCATGTGTAGAAGGCTGCATAAGGTTTACCCGCCTTACTGACCCCTGACTCGCGCACCTTCCAGGCGGTGCCATGCACTGGACACGCCCCGCCGTTCCCGCCACTAAGTGAAGAGATCATGCTGCGCACCGCATCTGGATTCGCGAAGTCCGCAGCAATGTCATCAATCCGACGCTCCATCGGAATCGGTCCATCCGACTGTACGATTGGCGCGCTGATTCTCTCTGGCGAGTACAGGTCGCGAGCTACGCCCATCTGCACCGCAGCGCGGCGCAAGGCATCTGAGGCTGCTGACTTCAAAGCTTCTGGATCACGGTCACTGTTTGGATATCCATAATCGGAATGCGTCACCATCTTGTCTACGATCTGTGCAGTAATCTCGCCCTTCACAACCGATTTGGATAGATCCGCGATATCCACTTTGAATGACCAGCCGCCAATGCCTAGCACGCTGGTGAGGCGCTCCGCCACTGCGCGCGAATCAACATAGGTGAACACCATGCCACCTGGTCCCTGGCGCTTTTTGAGTTGGCTTTCCGCAAACGGTGCCGCTAGCTCTCGCGCAATCTGATTCTCGTCTTTCATGCAACCTCCAAACTTTCTTCAAGTGCCTGTGAAGATTCAGGTGTCCAAGTATCTGGACTTACTTTTGCGAGCCTCTCCGTCGTTCCTAGACGGGCATTTTTGTAACTCTTCTCCCAAAAGTGCCTAAACGCCGTCAAGTTGATCCTCCCTGTATTTGAATACGCGCGCTCCTGGGACCTCTCGTGTGTGCTTTGCAATGATCTCTTCACCGACGCGCGCTTCTTCTGCAACCGCCTTCCAGTCGGTGCGCTGTGAGCTTTTGTTTGCGCGCCATGTGGCGATCCATCCTGTGTTCCCCACGATGCCTTGACGCTCGCCGATAGCTTCCTTGATTGAGATTGCCAGATTGCTGATCTGCTCATCTAGCAGCCTTGACTCGTACAGCGCCTGCGAATACATCGCAGCTACCCGATCAATGCCCGTATCTGCCGTCGCCCACTCTTCAGAAGACTGCGGCTTTACGGCGGCGAGCACGTCGGAGTCGCGACCATCCAGGGCTGGTGGCGTCCGCGTCTCAACCGCCTTGCGAAACAGCTCTGCCTTTCTGAACATCTCCGCCTGCAAGTTTCGGTCAGCCTTCACGGTCTCTTCGCGGAAGACCAGACCGCCAAGCAACGCCGCGACGGTCATCTCCTCAAAGCCAGAAATCAAGAGCTGCCACTGGCATTGCACCTGGACAAACTCTGGGATGCCGATGCGCCATAGCGGACTCGCAGACGTTTTAATTTCCACGATGTGATCCTCTCCTTGGACCATTCTGTCAATGGAGCACATTGCCCACGGCACATCTTTTAGCCGAAGCACGCCGTTGCTGCGGCGCAGCTTTTTGCCTTCATGCTGCGACTCCCACCAGGTAGCCACCGCGTCTTCCAGGATAAGACCACGGTGCGCCGCCTCTCCAACTGGCTCTGGCTGGAACTGCCCAGTCTTCTCCGCGTAGAGTGCAAACGCCGTCTTCCACGGAGAGACGCCCATGATTGCCGTCATGTCTGTCGCCGTGATCCCAGTCTTTCGCAGCTCTAGCCAAGGCTCTGATCCTTGCGGGGCTGCAACAAATTCATACTGCCTCACTTTGCCTCCTTCTTGCGATCCGTTTTCGCCCATCCGTCACCAACAAATTGCACCGACGCAGCAGATATCTGGCGCGGCATCCAATGCTGACAGACGGGACAGCGAAGCTTTGGCTCCGCCGTCATGTCTTGCAATACCTCCTCAGAGTGACCGCACTCCTTGCAGAGATAAAGATAGATCGGCATTACAGTCCAACGACCCAGACGAAGAGAAAGAGCAATCCGATGGCAATGACAGTCGCGGTAAACCGATCCCGTGCATGCACCTCTAGAAGCTCTACCTCACGCTGGTACGCCGTCTTGCGGATCGGCATGTTGCGATAGGTAATTGGCACTGTGCGCTTGCTCCTGCTCATGACATAGATCCCAGGGCGAGGAACAACACCATCGCCACAATGCCCATCAATACGGTTGCGATCTCAGCTAGTACTTTCATAGGTCTACCGCCCTCCCTGACTTCGTAACCCTGAAGTAAAACTTCGGGGTCTCGTTTGGAATACTCGCCTTGCACGGCTTGCAAATGCGCGTATAGATATTGTTGTTATCCGATGGAACCGTGACAGCCTTGTCGCACTTCCAGCAGTTTGTCTTAATTCTCATGTTAAGCCTCCACCCTTGCTGTCCATTCGTCGTAGCGATCTACTTTGGCTTGCATCCGAAACGCAAGCTTATTGATGCGACTGGCATCTTTCCAGGCTTGATGGCTCCGCTTGCTATCAACAAGATCCAGGTTGCGAGCCGCTTCAAACAGCTTAAGCGCAGCATCGCGCATATTTTCGCTTGCTGTTTCAATTTGATCGCGATTGCTCTCCGTAACCTCCGTATCAAAGTTTGGGATTCGTCCCGCCATTTTGTGTGCCTCCTTTTGTCTTCCGCCCCGCCTGGATTTTCCAGGCGGGGCTGCTTGTTTTACTTTGAAGCTTTGATTGCCTTCTTTGCGCAGTTCATAACATTCAGGTTGCGAGCGATACCCGCGACCACCTCCTCTTTGAGCCTACCCTCGCTCACGGCGTCTGCAACATCAATTGCGTACCAGGTCTCCGCGATCTCCTCTAGGCTCTCGCCAACCATCAAGAGCGGTCGTGGGTGCTTTCCGTTCCACATGAGCACTGGCTTAACAATATCCTTGCAGCCTTCTGCGTGAATCTCTGGAATGCCTGCATCGTTTGGCTTGAATCCGTCTAGAGCTACGAGCTTTGCCATGTCCTGTACCTCCTGTTTGGACCAGCTGTCTTCTGGTCTCTAGGGAGACTGTACAGGCGTACCGCCTGGGCTGTCAACCCCTAAATCAACCCTTTAGGATGAATATTTTTTATCCAGTTTGGATTGTAACAATTGGAGCAGCTGAGTTCAAAATAGGGGCTTGACAGATCTCTGGTACGGGCGTACCTTACTAGCATCGGGGAAGCTGCGCAGAAATAGAAATGGCGCCCTGGACGCGGTGCGGGAGGCACGCGACGCGTCCAGGGCTGGACTGGTCCGCCTTACGGCTCGCCAGTATCGTCATCGGGTAGGGCGTTATTCTCTGCAAGGTCCACAATGACCCCAATGCAGTTGCTGCAAATCGCGTGTTCCGCGACGAGCTGTAAACCCGTAGCTAGATCCCTACCCAAAACTACGGTGTTGAAGTAAAAGACGCGTCCGCGCTTTTCGCAGACGTCGCAGACACCATTGCCCCCCTTATCGGTTACGGCGTAAGGCACGGTAGGACTCTTAGGTCATCCCAGAATCCGCCACCGACCGTCATGGTCAGGATTCCCGCTGGTGCCGAAGCGCCCTGGGTTTCCGTGAACCATTGCGACCCACCGTCCAGCGATGGTGCCTGCACAAACGTGCGCGCGCCAGACTGTTGCACCACCAAATGATGCAGATGACCAGCCAAGAGCAGCGAGCTGTCTCCAGTGCGCTGCAAGCCCAGTGCCTGTTTCGCCCACCATGTCAACGGATTGCCACGGAATTGATGACCGTGCGCCAGTCCGACGATGGTGCCGCAAACGTCTAGGGTCATGGTGAGATCATTCTTCGGAAACGCAAACTTCACATGGTCGTAATCGGGGTTTGCCCCTACGACCTCAGCCGCCTGCTCAAAGACCGCCACGTCATCATTGTCACCGAACGTGGTAAAGGCTTTACCACCCCTGCGATTCTCGCCGTGATTGCCTGGAATGGCGGCGACGATTACCTCTGGCGCGAATCGCGCCCAGCTCGTGATCGCTTTTACCAGCAGGCGCCGTGCAACCGTGATCTGCTCACGCCGATCCAAGTCAGTCTGAAATGCCTGCATGTCGTAGTGACCGTCGCAGCTCTCTACGACGTCCCCAAGCCCTACGACCACGAGCCTAGAGAGCGGACGCCCAGTCTTCACTAGCTCTTTCCAACGGGCTTCTACCTCGTTGATCCCAGCTAGGAATCTGGCGACAATTCCAGCGGTGCCGCCGCCCTCGCCCTTGCCAAGCTGTAGATCGCTGATCGCAACAAGCATTGCCAGTCCCTCTTCGCGGACCAACGGCTTGGAGAATTTATGCTTCTTAATCTCTTGGATCAGTCGTTCCATGTCTGCGTCTTCCGACACGGTGCGCTGAACGACTTTGCCCTTCCACTGTCGGTTGAGCTGACCTAGCGGATCGCCCCACACGTTGAACAACACTGGCTCAACGACCTGGAACTTGTCAGGGTCTAGCCCCCACACCTTCAGGATCGTGTCCCAGTTCGGCGCATTCTCCGCTGGGAGTGCGCCAGTGACGATGGTTCCCTCTTTGCCATTCCATGCAACGCCAGGTTCCCATCCCTGTGGATGTGTGCGCGACGGAGGCTTTGGCTCCTCCAGCTCGTTTTGTACGGCGAGGATTTCGTCCAGCGCCTTGTCAAGCTGACTCATCGTGGACACTTGCACTGCTGACGGCGATGCCGATTCAGCGTGTGATCCTGGACCTCGTATTTGTATGCGACGCGAATCGCCTCGCTTAGATGCCGCTTGCTCCGCGTTTTGTCTGCGAGCGCAGCATTGAGCGCAGCTCGCTCTTCGTCATCCAACGCGGCGAGCAGTAAGCCAACCGAACACGGCGGTCCCTTGCGGACCTTACCTTGCGCCCCAAGCGCATCGTCCAATCTAGCCATGGTGTGCCTCCCTTTTTACGCCCTGCAAGTGCAGGCACCATGATCATAAGTATGCCGCTACTTCTTTGCCGTCTTGTCTGTGGAGCTGCTGGTCACACCATAGGCGGTGTTGGCTGGGTCCAGGTACCGCTGGATGGTCTGGAGGAATGAGGCTAGCCCAGCGGAGAGGATTACCTTGAATCCGTCGCCAGTCAGATCCAGCAGCGGGATGCCCATGCCCAAGGCGACAGCGATGGACACGGTGAGGAACGTGCGCCCTGCGTCCAGCAGCGCCTCATCTACCGACGTGCGTGCGAAAAGATCCTTAAGCCAAGTCATGATTACTCCTTTGCCGTGACGATTACAACGTGCTTGAACGCTGGTCCAGGCTTGGACGCAGCGATTTGCTTGAGCTGGTCTTCGGTCACCTTCACGCCGAACTGCTCTTTGCCCTTGCCAGAGCGCGTGGGGCATGCCCACTGCCAACCCTCTACGGGACAGAAAGCTGCGGCGGTCATGTGACCATACCCAGCCTCTAAAACTTTCTTATCTTTCTTCGCCCAGTAGGAAGCCCAGTTGGTGTGCCACTTGCTGATTTCTACTTCAGCTGGGTATTGCAGCGGCTGCTGAACCCAGACGATTAGACCAGCTCCAGCCTTCGCTGACTCAACGACGTCATCCCACGAGTCTGCGTAGCGTGCCTTTCCGCCCATGTGCTTGACGGTCTTGATCAGATCGCCAAGCGAGCTGCCATTATCCGACACGCCGTCGCGATCCTCTTGTCCCGTCGCAGCCTTCTTTGCGGCAATGCCGTCTGCTGCGCTGAACTGTTTGGTGTACTTCGTGGCATACGACAAGGCGCATGCTGCGGACGAGGGACCGCAATCGTCAAGTACGCCATTCTTTTCAATATGATCTAGCTGTGACTTAACCTGAAGCTTAGGCATCCTCAAGCTCCCGCTTGATGTAGACAGCGAGGGCGCGCGCAGCCTCTTCAAAGCTAAGCGCGGCTGAAATTGGATGCCCTTCAGTTACGCCCTCTGCGTAATAATTGCCATCGTCCGCCAGACGCCAGAGCGTGCCGCCGAAGGCGCTGTTGTTATCGTTCGGAACAAGCGCGACCCACTCACCAGGAGCGGTATCAACACGCGTCCATCCCTGCTCGTGCAGCGATTCAATATGATCAGAGCTATTTACCATCATTCCCTCCATCGTAACGGTCCAGTGATTAGCCAAACCAATGTAAGCGCAATGAAGAGCGCGGACATTGTTTCTTGGGTACCTCCAGGCGGAAGTACAATGACCGCGAAAGCCAGCCCCAAAATGGTCCAGGCTCCACCAATCAAATCTAAAATAATATTCTTAAACATCGCGGCGCACCTTTCTGCTACGCGCACCCATCTCGCCGCCTCCAGCGCCACCACCCCCACCGCCGTTATTGCTTGGCTGTCGCGCAGCGTTTGCCGCCGCTGCTGCAACACTTGCAATTTGACTGGAGATAATCGCGACTGCTACGGGTTGCGCTTCTTCACGTTCAGTTTCGTCAAGGTCTTTGCCAAGCTCAGTAATCGCAGCAATGTCGGATATGAAATCCGCTGCGGCTGCAACCGCTGCTCCAGCAGCTTCGGCAATCGCTTCGGCTACAGGCGGCAGATCGGGCTGTGTTGGCTCAGGAGTAGGAAGAGGAGTGGTATCAGGAGATACGGTAGGAGATGGCGACGGCGTTTCTGGTAGAGGCGTCTCCGTTGAAGCGGCAGACGGGGCGGGAGTGCTCGTGGGTCCAGGTGTTGGCTCAATGCTCACCTCTGGGCTAGGCGTTGGAACTGGCGTTGGTTCGGGCGTGAGATCAGGCGTAGGCTCAGGCGTAGGCTCCACGGTCGGTTCGGGCGTAGGAGGCTCTGTGGGCGACGGAGACGGCTCCTGGGTAGGATCTGGCGTCGGAGTCGCGGTTGGCTCAGGAGACGCCGTAGGAGACGGCGTAGGGCTACCTACGGCAATGGTCAGATCGCCAGTCCCGCAGCAGCTGTCCAGGGAGTGGACGCGGAACCCGAACAGGTCTCCCGCCGCAAGCACTACCTCCAGGTAGCCGCTCGCCTCTTTGGCATTGCCCTCCGCTAGTGAGATCCACTCGCCGTTATCCAGGTATTGCGGCTTATCGTAGTACGCCGCATCCGTGGTGTAGAAGCTCCACAAAAAGCCAACGGTCTCATCGGCATCTGTCGTCGTTGTGATCTGTGTGTTTGCATTCCAGCGCGGCTGCTCTGGCGTCGGATCATTCGCTCCGACAATGGTTGTTGATCCGTCTTCGTTGTGCGTGACTGTGCCGTTAGAGTCGGTTAAGAAATCCCAATCATCAAGATCTTCCAGCGCGTAGGCGTTCGCAGCAAACGGCAATAGAATTGCCAGTGTCAGCAGGAACGCGAGTACGCGTTGACTCACTTAGCGTTAGACAGCCAAGCGGTTAGACCTCCCAGTCCACTTAGTCCAAGCAGCGCAATCACAAACTTAGCTAGCCGATACGCACCACGAGTCTCTGCCATCTCAACGCGCACGGCGGCAAGATCGGATTCAATCCGATCAAGCCGCTCTAGGATCGCGTCAACTTGACTCTTGGTCATTCAGGAGCAGCGGGAGCTTCAGGTTCGGCTGGAACCTCTGGCTCAGGCGCGAACACAGGCTCAACATAGTCCGTACGAATGACCAGTTTAGAGCCATCCCAGCGGTACTTTTGGAATCCGTGCGTTCTGAAATCCGCTGGCGGATTCGCAACGAGCGTAGCGCCTGGAAGTTCAGCATCGCCCCAAGTTGTGATATTACCGTTTTCGTCAAATCGGATATACATTTTTTCTCCTTACGCGAGCGCGACTTTGGTTGCAAGAACTACCGCTGTTCCTCCAACGACTTGAGTTTGTGGTGTTGCGGTTGCGCTTAGTCGCCAGTTTCCACTGCTGTCTATCCCTGCTGCAAGATTGGCGGTCACAACTGATGTCCCAGACGCAATAAACTGCACTGGACCCTTTTTGGCAGATCCACCGCTAGCCATATCAGAGCCAGATCCTCCAGCATTTACCGAGAGGAACATTTCGCGGCTCCATCCTTGACCGCCTTGAATGCTCATTAGGCGGTTTGCAGTTGAACTTGCATCAAGTTGTACCTTTGCGTATCCAGCAAGATCCCAACGCAACACGGTCCCACTGCTATTGACACCGATTGCGAATGTTGCACTTCCTGGTCCGCACAGCGTTGATGTTGATGTGTAGCCCACAGGAAACTGTGTTAGATTATTGAACGGCGCAGCCATCCCATCGTATGAACCAAGTATCGTGACATATTGCCCATCGTTGATAATGATATTACTCGTTGGATCAAAGTTTCCAGTGTCAATGTTGCCCATTGTATTTCTTCCAAGATTATAACCACGCACAACATTGCGATCTTGCGATTCCGCAAGCACTGTTCCAAGTGTGCGATCTAGAAACCGCACAGTATCAACAGTGGTCACCATCACTCTGCTCGCTGATTCTAGCCAGACAGCATCAGCAATCCTGCCTACAATCGGGAACACAAAGTTATCGGTTATGTTCGCATAAGTTGCGCCAGTAAATGTGTAATCTGCGGTCGCGACCGCGCTGATACTTGCGCTGCCAACCGCATAGGTCACATATCTTGCGCTTGCGTTGTTATAACCCCACGCGTGAATCGTTCCATTTGTAGCGGCTGTTGATGATGGAACGAATACCGAAACAGCAATATGCGCACCATTTCCAGATGTTGCAGAACCAAATGGCGCGGAATAAGCAGATCCAGTTGAATCGTTGATGATCCACATTGAACAGATCTGCGTTGTTCCCGAAGCGGAAAAAACTGATGCTTCACGACGATCGCCGCCATACCAAATGCCAGGTCCAGCAGCCCATCGCCCTGCGTTATACGATGCGCCATATCCATTGAGGTGAGAGAACGGTCCGCCTTCAGACAACGAGCCTGACGCAACACTTCCTGTGAATAACTGCGTATTCCAAGAGTTCGTCAGCGTATTTGTAAACTTTCGGATGGTTGTAGTTTGTGTCGTTCCAGTCTTGCTCGCTTCACGAATCACAAACCCCTGAGATGTCGCTGTTGCAAACCCTTGTCCAGCGGCAATGAACCACGCTGTTCCAGCAACCACATTCGCCCACGCTGTGCCGCCAGTCTTCACCGTGCCACCAGTTGTATAGGTCGCAATTTCGTGACCTGTTGTTGAGCCAGTGTCTGGCGTGCGAACTGCAACGACAACGGAGCCATTTCCTGTGGTTGTCACATAGTGAACTGCAGCGTTCAACGCAGCATAAGTAACGGGTGTTCCACCGTTATTCGTCGCCGTTGAGAACGCAGCCGTTCCGTATACGGTAGAAACGGTTGGTCCGCTTGATGCGGCGAACGAAACGCCGCCAGCGCCATTTGCGGTAAGCACATACCCATTGGTCGCGCCTGTCGCCTTGAGCGCCGTGCCTTCAATCTGCGCGCCGTTTTCGGACGCGCCAGTATGCGTGTGACCTGTGCTAACATTCAGCACATCGGCGCGAAGATTGTTGTATTGCGACGCAAGTGCGACGCTACCAGCTGTAACGGTACCGCTATTAGGCATGTTCCCTCATCCTCCTATGCAGTTGTGGTGAGCGCCCAGCTTACCGTGAGGAGGCTGTTTGGCTCTTTATAGATGCCGCTACCAGCTGCGTATCCAGTGATAGCGAGTAGATTGCTAGATCCGTCAAATAGTCCAAGCACATAGAATGTTTCTCCGATTGCGTCTGCCAATTGCCATGTGCTCGTTGATGTGACCGTGCGCGTTGAGCGCGTGCTTGTCGTAGCCTTCGTGTCGTAGATTGCAGGCACGGCAGTCGCCGCGCTCGTGGTGTCTAGGTTCCCGTTCACCACGAAAGCATTGTCAATGTATGCAGTGGCGGTACCAGCGGTGCCAGCTACTAGCTGGAAGCCGATCCCCGTGGTGTCGTTCCACGATGGTCCGCCAGCTGTAACGTTGAAGCTGCTGATCGGCACGCGGCACACTGCCCACGTTGCGTCCGCAAACGTAACGCCTGCGGCGGTCTCCAGGTCCGCAACGCTAATGCCATAGTAGGAGGATGCGTTTCCTGCGCTGAAGATGCGCAGCTGCGACGCGCTCTTGTTGACGCGGCTGACTGTCGTAAAGCGCAGCGACAGCTCAATGGATGAGCCGCTTACCACGGTGGAGCTGCTGATTGTGCTCGCGTCGTAGACATACTGCGTGCCAGAAGGTGCAGCCTCAATCTTGAAGGAGCCAACGCCTTGGCGATAGATCCCAGAGTCAACCGTCGCGGTCCCCGTAAATCCAGTCGTAGAGTCAAAGTCATAGATCCTGGTGCCGCCGCTGCTGGTCTTGATGCTGCTCACGGTCAGAGTCCCAGCCTCACCAGCGAGCGCCGCCGCAAGCCGCTCAGCGCCAACAAGCGTGAACGTGTTGGATTGCCGCGTCAGCAGCGTAGTTCCGTCTGGTCGGTATAGCGTCGCCGTGACTAGCCCAGTCGGTTTCGTCAAGAAACTTTCAAACATTCTAACCCCACACTTGCTGATCCCAATATCCAGTTCCCCAGACAAGGGCTTGAGTTACGCTTGTTGTAATTGTATCTGAAACTGCTCCGACTTCGTTTCCAATTCTTGTGGGATCGGGCAGTGGACCCCAAAACGTGTTGCTATCCCAGGTAAGCTCTGAATCTCCAGCTCCAGCTGGCGCCCAATACCACGGTCCAGTTGGCTCTCCAAGCGTGATTGAATCGGTGACTCCGCCAATAAGATCTGTGACCAACACGGATGTTGGACCAGGCAAAGACGGCAGACCGTCAATGCTGCACTGGTATCCGTTTTGTGCGTTGAAGCTCCAGTTGATGGTTGCAACTTGCTGTAGGTAGGTTGCATTTTTCTCTGGATCAAGCACCGCAAAGACTTCACCAGCCTTCAGCGGTACGCCTGGAGCGGACGGGATCGCCACGCGCACCCTTCGTACGCTTCTGAAGTACAGCAGATCCCTTGCGCGCTCGTATGCCTGATCTACGCTTGGCAAATACGGATCGCTAATTGTTTGCTCCAAGATCTGCCCAAGGAGATCCTGACCATCGCCATCGTCCGCCTGCACCGCATAGGGGCTGGAGAGACGGGCTGGCTTACCAACGAGCGTAAACGTGCGCACATAGACTGGCACGCTGTTCATGTTTCGGAACGTGATCTCACCACGGTTCCCATCGCCCGTCGCGGTCCCGCCAAGGGTCATGTCGTAGTAGAGCTTGTTATCTAGCGTAAGGCGCGCTGCTGGAGTTCCAGCCGCCATGGTGACCGCGCTACCAGATCCATCGCTTGCGGCATTTGCCACAGCCGTAGACGGATTCGCCGTACCAGTCGCCCAGATTACGGGCGTGTACTCCACCCACCTGGTCTGATCCTGCGCGTTGAGCGAGATCGTGACCTGACCTGGAATGTAGTAGGTCCCTACGGAACCAGTCGCTTGAATCGCAGCTGGGATCTTGATTGGCGTAGTGACTTGCCACACCGTCTCATCACTGACCGCGCTCGCGCGATCTTCGTATGCCAAGGTAACGCGATTGATCGCCTGCGACGTATTGCGTGTGATTGCAATGTCAAACGGGAAGGTGTCTTTGTTAAGTGTGACAAGCGGTCTTTGCAGCTCCGCCTCGCGCGTCACATTGTCTGCGAAGACTAGCGTTCCGCCATTGTTGACGTAGATGCGTCCGCCCTCTGCCAAGGCGAGAAGACCCAGCTCATCTGCCAGACGCCCTCCGACAGCAGCCGCAAACTGTGCCGTAGCAAATGCTGAACCCTGGGTCGCATAGGCGGCAGTTCCAAGACCAGCCTTGGCAGCGAGGCTGCCGAAGACTGAAGTCATCGCGGTATTTACCGTCGGACCGTAGAACGTCGGAATGTCAGCGAATCGGCTAGAGATATCGGTCAGACGCAACGTCGCGGTACGACCCTGCTCCAACGGCTCTAGCTCGCGTACAACGTAGACGCCAATTTGCCTAAAGTTTTCCTGACCAGCGTAGTAGTACCCAAGCGAGATCTTGGCACGCACGTCAAGGAATGCGCCCTGAATGTACGGGTAGATTGGAGATTGCGTATTCTCCGCCGTAAACCGCCCGTCAAGATTGTCTAACGTGAAGTTTGCTTCGGCTGGCTGAAGCGATCCCGTGTTTTGATCAATGCTTTCTACGCCAGTCGCTTCTAGCACATACGTTGTTTCGTCAACGTACTCAGATCCGTTCCAGGCAATCTCTAGCTTTAAGAGCGGTCGCTGCTGCTTGTCTCCTATGGCGGCGACTAGATTTGCACTAAGTGTCATGTCGCCTCCTAGCTAGTGCGCGCGTCAACCTCAACGAGCACAATGGTAAAGTCAGCTTTGTCAACAGTCGGATAGGTGTTTGAGGGATCGCCAATCTCATCAATGCGCACGGTGACCCCAGGCTGCGCGTCGGTCCATGGTCCTCCAGCCCAGGTAAATGTCGCAGACGTTTGATTGGACACGTTGTTCCAATACAGATCTACGAGCGAATTCCAGACAGACATGTCCGCGTACTCAAACGCGAGGGCGTATCGGTACCTGTATCCCACTGACCATGTTCGGATTGATCCGTTAATGGTCATGCGGCTTCCGCCCACGGTCTCCCAGCTTAGGCGAGTCTGTGTGGAACGCGCGGGAAACGGGAGAGTAATAGTCGTTGCGCCAGATACTAGTGTCGGTTGAGATACGCTCACGCGCCTGCTCCTCTCCTAATCGTTGGTGGAACCGTGAAGCGCCTCTTGCTTTCTTCTTCAATTGCCCCGTATACGCGTCGCGCAAACTCACGAGCATCTGAGCTAGAGCCAAGGAATGCTCCAGCCTGCACGGTCACATTGATGCCACCGCCACCAATGACATTGCCGTTCATACCAGGGACGAATAGCTCTGGTCCAAATTCTCCGACCATGTATCCTTGACCAGCTGCGACTGCGCCACCTAACGCGCGTGCTCCATACGCTGGGCTACGCATCGGAATTGGAGCGCCCCTACCAGCGCCACCGCCACCGCCGCCGCTAGTGCCGCCACCGCCACCGCTAGTGCCGCTGCCGCCCTTACCTCCGCCCTTTTTGCCGCCCCCCAAGAGACCCGATAAACCTTCGGTATCGGTGAGTCTTCCAGGGTTTTTGCCCAAGCCGAATGGATCGGAGAGGAATCCAAAGATATCTCCGATTGTGCCCAGGAATCCCAGCGCGCTCTTGATGTCTCGCAACGCCTGAGCAAAATCCTGACCAGCCTTCGCCGCATCTTTGAACGCGTCAGCAAACGAATCAACCACTGGTTGATCCGTTTCCAGCTGATCCATGAGCGAACCATGATCGTGCGCGTAATCGCGAACAGCCTTATTATTTTTATTCTGGGCTTCAAGTTGTGTTTCAAGACCAGCAAGTTGCGTTTGCAATGCAGCAAGGAACGCGTCGCTACCGCTCTTTACAGCGGCATTCTGTTCCTTCTGTCGCTCCAAACGCTTCTGGTGCTTCGCGATTTCCTGCGTTTCTTCTTGCGCGCGGATCGCCTCACGAGCCAAAGAAAGATTGATCTCAATTTGCTTGATCGCCTCTGAATCGCCGTTAGCAATTGCAATCTTAAGCGCCGATTCCTGTTGCTGCTCAATGAGGCGCAGCGCAGCAATATTTTTGGCAAAGTCTTTATCAGATAGCGCAAGCTCTTGAATCTTTTGTGACAGATCCATCGCCGCCTGGATTTGTCCGCGTGCAGCATCAATTGCAGCTTGTCGCTTTGTCTCCGCCTCAAACTTCGCAATGCTCGCGCGTGCGTCAGCAACCGCCTTTTCATAGCGGGTCTGCTCTTCCGCGTACTGCTCAACCATGCGCTGCTCGCGCTCTGCGTAATCCGCCGCCACCTGGAATTGCTTGTCCAGATCGGATTCCGCCGCGATTGCAAGGTCACGTTCCGCTCGCAAGTTTGCAAGATCTCGCTGTGCCTTGATCTTCGCGTCAGCAGCCTCTTGCTCTGCGTCCGCCAGATCCTGAGCCAGCTCCTTACGGCGCTCGTCTAGTTGATACTGTCGCTCCGTCGCGTCAAGACCAGCGAGCATGGCGTCAAACGCTGTCTTCGCCTGGTCCACCTGAGCGCGCATGACGTCGCGAATGGCGTCGCGCTGATCTTTGAGCTTCGCAATCTGTCGCGTAATCGCGGCAGTAACCTTGCTCGCTCCTCCAGATGCGCTCCCAGAAGCTCCGCCACTTGCCTTATAAGCCGCAATCTGTTGCTTGATCTGCGCAATATGCGCTTCAAGCTTCGCCTTGTTGATGTTAAGTCCAGCGGAGCTAGCACGCAGACTCTGGATAAACCCAGACGCTGCGTCTGTTGCGCCAAGAAGCCCAGAGATAAATCCGCCGATTGCTCCAGCAACTGCCGCAAGAGTCTTCAAAAGACCTTCGCGATTCTCCATGACCCAGTTGCGGATAGCGTTGACGATGTTGATGATTGACGGAAGAAGTTGACTGGCGAGCGTAATCTGTAGTCCGTCAATCGTCATGCCAAGGAGCGCGAAACTCCTATCTGCATCCTCCGCCGCCGTCACGGTGCGCGCGTCAAGCACGAGACCCATCTTCTCAAGCTCGCTTGCCGCGCTCGCCGCAGCTTCGTCTGACAGATTGAGATAATCAATCATCGTCAGCGCGCTACGACCAAACAGGTCAACCGCGACAGCTGTCTTCGCTGCGCCGTCACCCATCTGTCCAAGCTTGCTACGGGTATTGTCTAGGACAGTTACGGTATCAAGAAGATTGCCTTCCGCGTCTCGCACCGTAATGCCAAGCGCGTTGAACTTTTCCTCGTTGTTCGTAATCTCAGATGACAGCGTGCGGAATGTAGTGGCAAGACCATCCGTTGAAATGCCGAGCATGCCCAGCGTTCCAGCCAGAATGGAAGATTTCTCTGCGCTTGCGCCAGTCGCATCCGCGATCTGATCAATGCTGCGCGCGTAGGCGAGAGCCTTTGGCACCGCCTGCGTAAACAGCCCAGTGACCTGACTGAACGCGTCAAATGCGACACCAGCGACTCGCTGACCGATGCCCTGACCGATACCCGTGAAGACATTGTTAAGCTGTTTACCAGCTGCGCGAAGAAGGTTGAACTCACGCTTGACCTGTCTGAATGCAGGATCAATCGCGGCTTTACCTTCAATGACAATGCCAACTCGTTTATCAGCCACGCTTACTCCTTACCTTTGCCGCAGACGCCTGCGCTTGTGACTCTACCTTCTGAAAGTGCAGACCACGAATGATCCAGTCTGCGTTCGGTGCGTGCTCCAGTTCCCACGGGGCAATGTGCCAACGTCTTGCTAACGCGTCCAACGCGTAATCAAGCGGAACGGTGACTGGCTTTCCGTCCCCTAGTCCAGCTGCTGCAAGGCTTCTGGCGAGCCGTTGGCGTTCACTTTTGGGAGTGCCGTTTCCGTTTGCTCAGCAGCCCATGCCTTCAGCAGTCCAAGCGCCGTCTGCACGTCGCAGTTGTCCAGGAAGTCATCGGCGCTCTTTCCGAACGGATGCTCTACGGCTGAAGCCGCAAGAATCTCTAGAAGCTTCGCCTCGTCAATCTCCCCGCGCTGAATAGAAATAAATTGGCGAGCAGACATTGATTTCATGACAAATACCTGATCGCCAATCGTTACGTCAAATGTGCGCATATAGCCTCCTTTGCCGTTTTTGTTACTAAAACGCCCGTCTATGCGACACCAGGAGACGCGTTTCCACGTCCCCTGGTGTCTAGATACCCTAAAAGAATCAGCTGATTGTCGCTGAGTTATTCTTCACAACAACGCTGAACGGAACGGTTGTAACCGACCCATCAACGAATGGGCGAAGCGTGATCTCCTGGGCGACGTTTCCATCAACCTCTGTCTGCGTGATCTCATCAATCACACCGAAGAAGTCAACCGTCATCTCGTAGTTACCAGCGCCAAGCGTCGGACCAGTGGTGACGATGCGGACGCGTCGGAGGCTCTTATCCTCCCAGGCATCCAGCTCATTGTCATTCTGGAAGTGGCGCGTCAGCGTGAGCACAGCATCGGTCTTTGCGACACGATTCAGGGCTGCGCCAACAGAGCTTCCGTCAAGACCAAAGCGCGTGGTGAAGCCATTGGTCAGCGCGAGCGCAGCAACAGCGACGTTTGCATCTGCCGTGGTCCCAATTGCGTTTGCGGTGCCGTCAATGTAAACCGTGGTGTTCACGCCAACTGCGTGCTTCTCAACGGTGTCTGACGGGCTTGCGCTAAGCGCGGTTCCCTGGGTCATTCCCTTGAACGAGACCAGCCCAGCTTCAAACGTAACGACGTCATCCTTTGCCCAGGTAATCGTCAGCGTGTCCACCTTGTTACCAGGGACGCGGAACGATGCTGGAATGTTTGCCCCGCCATCCGACCATGCGTATTCAAGAGAGAATGATCGCGTAAGGTCAGCGGTTGAAGCGGCGTTGAACGTCCAGGTGTATGGAGCAGCTGTGCCGCTCGCGGCTGCGGAGCCAATGCCTGCGTTCAGCCAGAAGACTGACTGATCAAATGCAAGCGGTCCGCTAATGCTGAACGCATTGGTCTCAATGCCTTCGTATACTGCGCGCGACTGATTGTATGTTCCATCCAGGTAGTCTGGGCGGATTGATGCAATCGTGCGCTCGTGCGTAATCTCTGTACCGTAGAGCTTGCGCGTGGCGTTTGCGAAGGTTCCCGCCGTGCTCTCAAGCGCACCCTGAACCTTCTGAAGCACTCGTGTAGCCATCTAGTTACTCCTTTTCTGGCGACTGCTTTGCCGCCGTAGGTTCGGCAGGCTTGTTTGCTGCGAGCACGAAGGCGCCAGTTGCAATTAGCTCTTGCGCCTCATCCTCTGTGACTTCCGCAATGCGCGCGGCGACGCCAGGGATAAACCGTCCCTGCACGGGTTCAACCTTTACCAGCCTCGCAGCTGGCTTAAGAATCTCAGCCATCTTTACTCCCTCATGTGATTGGCGGTGTGGAGTCAATGTACTTTTGCAGTGACTCACCGACCGTCGCTTCAATAGAGCCAACGGCACCACTGAAGGCTGGACCGATAAATGGTCGCGCCTTTGTGCGCCGTCCGCTATCAACACCAGCGTGGCTCACGATCCTATGCCCGAACTCAATCAGGTGACGATGTGCTCCCCACGCAACGACCTGGGTAATGTCTCGTGCAAACGCGCGCTTAACGCTACGCGTCCGCGACATTGGACCAACCCAATATCCAATCTCAGAGTATCGGCGCCGAATGCGCTTATAGCGAATGGACTTGAACAATCCGTCCGCTGGATGGTGAATTTGGATACCAGCTGCACGATAGTTTACGCGCATTCTGTTGGCTGTTTGAGCAGCCACCTTGCGGGTTCCCTCTAGCACCACGGCATCCATTCGCTTCTGCCCAAGCTGATCCTCAAGCTTCTGCACAAAGTCGTTCGGCTGAATGCTGATTGAAACGATCTCTTTTGCCACTAGGCTCCAATTTCGCTAACGACCGACCTAAACCGTACTTCGGTTCGGCAGTCAATTGCCAGAAGATCCTCGTCTGCTCCGTAAGTAACGTCGCCCATTGTGACGTTAGTTACCAGGCATGATATCACGCCTGCAACGTCAAGATCTTGATTGCCAACAGCGCCCTTAACAATTGCGTCGCGCCAAGCGTAAAGAGCTTTGATACCGCGATCTGTACCCATTGAGCGAGGGATGATAAATCGCACGGTGAAAACGTGCGTCTCGTCCACTTGTCTATTCATTGAGTATGAGAGCGTAGTATCTGGCGGTAATACAATTACCGCTGGATAGGTTGAGATATTATCTGGAGTGAATACTGTAGAAAGCTTAATCGCTTCGTAGCCAGTTGGCGGCGTAATGTTTGCAAAACGCGCGGCGAGCGCGGTGCCAACACCGTAGGTATTCATTTAAACCGCCTGCGAAGGAATACGATACGGGCGCACGAGCTGCTCAACGTCTGGATCTAGACGGCTCAGCAACCTCATCTGTCCCGTCTCCAACGTCCCAGCAATTCCGAATGGGGTGTTCCTTCGGTTAAAAATTCTCCCACACTGCAACTGCGTTGCGGTCACGATTGGTTTTGGAATAGACGGAAATCCTCGCACTGCCGTGAGCTTTACGCCCTTGATCGTGTCAATTGGGAAGCTGCGATTCCCGTTTGTGGCGACACGAATCAGCGTGTACGGGCGTCCCGTCAGCGCGGCGTTGAACGGTTCCAACACATAGTCTGCTGTCCCCCAGGTCGTACCAAACGACCCATCGCCACCGTCATCGGTTTGCAGGATAGAGACCGAAGAGACGTCATCAATTTCTAGGCTAAGCGCCTTGTCTGGCGTGTAGTAGGAAACAACGGTCCCCGCGCTGTAGAAGAATCTACCAGCATAATCATCAATCATGCGGCTGACGGTCTCAATGACAAGATCAATTTCCGTGTCGGATGAGGCGTCAATAATGCCCAACGCCTCTTTCACGGCGCTCCCCGTGGTGTACCCGTTTGTGATCGGCATTCAGTCTCCTATCGGCGCTTTTTTTGTGCGCGTCGCTGCTCGCGGTTTACCGCAGGCGCACTCGTCAACTCATCCTCAAGTTGCTTGAGAATTGGTCGCCAGTGCGTTTCGTACACATAATTTGTTTCGTAATTCTTCATGAACGCAGCAGCCTTCGCCTTAGCCTCTGCAAGCTCTGTTGGCTTGCGCATCAATTCGTATGACTGCTCTAGCGCGTCCATGATCTCTTTGACGTTTGGTGTCATCCACCATCCGCCCTGCATTGGATCATATTCAACTTGTCCGCCAACTTTCCATCCAGCGCCAACAAGCTCTGGCATTGCAGTCCACTCCGTCACTGCGGGTAACAGACCGCATGCTTGAGATTCTATAATGCCGACGCCGAAGCCCTCGCCCTTGGAACAGTGCAATAAAATATTACTTGCACTATATAGGCGAGCTAATACCTCTTGCGACAAACCTTGTCGGTATTCAAACTGCGGCACAACTCGCACGCGATCCATTGGTGCGCTGCACGCCGCAAGAAGTGGCTCAAGCTTCACGCCATTTGCAAGACCGAAGATATCGGTATGAAGATATAGGTACGCATCTTTGCGACCGCGCGCCCACGTTGACCACGCAAGAATTTGCTCGCCCCACGATTTGCGAGGCGGGGTCACGCCCTTGTTCGCGGCATTGATCATCGTCAAATGCGCATCGTCTGGAATGTTTAGCTCTTTGCGAATGTCAGACGGTGTTGGCTTGAACACTGCTGGGTTAAAACTATGCGGAGCGTAGAACACACGGTCTCGCTCAACGCCAGCCTCAAGCAACTCGCGCTCTCCGAATTGGCTCATGGCGATTGCCCATTTGCCTTTTCCGCGACGATCAAACCAGGCTTTTACCTCTGGCGGTACCACGCTGTGGTCAATCGGCGTCCAGGATGCCATTGGGATCTCATCCCATTGTGGAGATTTGTAGACCCACACGTCATAGAGGCTAAGTCCCAGGGCTGGAAGTTTTGGCTCTTGATTGCTCCACCACATGATTTGCGCTGGAGTTAGGTCGTTGGAGTATGCGTCCATTCCCTGACCCATGATCGGAACGCCGTTCCACTCCAGCGTTGTTCCAGCTAAACCGTAATTCGCCATTACCGCAACAAGGTGACCGTCGCGCTTGAGCTGTGGAATCAGCTCTGTCGCCTGGACGCCGTATCCCGTGGGCGACCATGGAGCATTCGTCGTAAGTCCAATCCTGAGTGCCATTCAGATTTGCCTCCCCTAACTATTGGTTTGCCCCGCTGGTCAGATTACTCCGACCAGCGGGGTTTGTCTCAACTAAAACCTAGAATCAGGTGTTAGCGGAAACGAGTACACGAAGCGCGGTTACATCTGGGATGTTCCCGTCAACTGCGTACAGCGTTCGGACTGCGGTTTGCGCATAATCAAACCTAAAATCTGTACTTGAAGCCACCTCAATCGGCAATTCGCGAATGTAGTACGAAGGCGCGTGCATGATTGCAACCGACTTAGAAGCCGATGCAACAGCAGCCATGTGCACATTCTCAACGACGCGATAGCCAAGGAGAGTGTCTGGCTGACCAACAACAAGACCAGGGGTCCAGATTGGCTGACCAGTCGTATCCTGAAGCTTACGAATCTTTGACATCGCGGTGGATGCAACTTGCCACTGTGTATTCGCATTGCGATACATAGGCTGAAGGCTATAAGCCAACGTAATTACATCCAACGAGTCAAAGAATGTTGACGTGACAGTTCCTGCCTTCGTTGCAGTTGAAAGCTGTGCATTACCAGCGGCTGGTACAAAGCCCTGTGGCTGAGTGGTACCAGTGCCAAGCGTGCATGCTGACCCTGCAAGGAATGCAATCTGATTACCAGCAGACTCACCAACGAGCGCAGTGATATTCACTGAGTTGTCGCGGATAAGCTCGTTGCTAAGAAGCGTCAGCGCAGCGATCTTATTTGCATACAGCGTAATGCTGCTGATCGTAGGATCGGTTGGGCTGATCTGGCTTCCCTCGCCAACGAATGCTGCTGTCTGGTTAGCCGTAAGGCGCGGAACAGTGATCTGCTCGCCAGTAGCGGTGCGGATCTTTGTTGCACCTTCGTACACAGGATTTCCAGCGGTCAAGGCGACCACAACAAAATCCGCAAACGAGACAGGCACAGTGCTTGACGAAGAAGAAAGCGCGCGAATATCAAACTTCGCGGATCGCTTCTCGCCTGCTGCAACGGCGCGGAGAACATCTCCGTCGTTGTCAGCCTTCACTGCATTCTCAACCTTAAGTGCGCGCTCCGCGAGCGCGTCAATCTTGGCGGCACGCTCTTCAGCCTGCTCAACAACATCCATCTTGGACTTCTTGTCCGACATGGCGTCGTTCAGCTTCTGCCAACGAGCTTCCTCTTCTGGTGTGAACTCTCGCTTCTCATCGGTCGCCGTCGCAAGAAGGGCTTTCGCCTCTTCCCAATCGTTTCGGTAACCAGCAAAAAGCTTCTTTGAAATCTCCGACATTTGGAGTTCCTTTCTGCTTTTGTTTACTTAATTTCTTTCACCCAGTGGTGCTCTGGCAGTGGTGTCTGTCAAGACCCTCGTGCCTTCGCCCTCGTGGATCAAATTCGGTTTGGGTCCAGCGCCATAAGCGCCAGCTGTCGCTCGCGGACGCTGAGCGGGATGGCACGATCTGTGCCAGTCGCCTCTTCGTCATCCATCTCCTCATCCTCTGCGCCCTCTTCGGCGTAGTAGTCCAGGATGCCGCGAGCGCGGTCCATGACGTCTTGCGGAATATCGGTTTGTGGGAGTCGCGACGCGGCGGCGTTTAGACCAGCGCGAATCGCAACCAGCTCGCCACCGACTACGTCAGCAAAGCCAAGTTTGTAGGAGCCGCGTAGCTCAGGAGCTGCGGCATCGTAGACGAGGAACGCGCGACGAGCAACGGAGGGATCAGGATTCTCCCCATCAAAACCAGCCAGGGCGAAGACCCTTTCAGCGGCTGCTGCGCCGTCCCAGTCGCGCGTTTCGTCAATCTCCAGTTCACGGTCTGCGCCGATAACCCAAGGGCTTCGGACTTCAGGCGCGATCTTACGGATTGCAAGGTCAATAACTTCCGCATCATCGCTCTTGACATTGCCGTTAAGCAATCCGTCAATCGCTCGCGTAAGTTTGTTCGCTGCGATATCGGTGCGCTGCGCAAGCGCGCGCACTGCGCCCAGACCGATAGTTGCTGGGTATGCAGGAACATTTCCAGTGAGCAGCGAAATCTCGTGAAGTCGGATTGACTTCAGCTCGCGCACGCCCTCTTCGTTGTAGCCATCGCCTCCATTCGGCACGCTGAACCCGAACGATAGACCCATGCTTGCGCCATCGCGCTTAAGCATTGCTGCAAGATCTCGCGCAAACGAAACCTCTGGATTCAGCGCAACACGAACCTTAAGCCCGAGATCATCTTCCGCAACCTCAAGCGTCCCAGTCTTCGTGGAGCCAAGGAACAGCTTAGGGTCATGATCTTGGAGCGCCTTGACTTCCCACTCACCGCGCTCTGCTGCGGCTACAGACTTGCTGAATGCCTTTGGCTTGATAACCTCGCGGAAGCCAAGCCCTTCTGATTCCGTGTTGAACAAAGCGGCGTATGACTCAAATGTGTAGCCATCGCCTTCGGCGCGGATCTCAGCCTGCGCCTGTCGGAATTCCATCGTCATGTATGTTTGCTCCTTACGCTCAGCGTTTTGGACGATGTTGTCCGCCCATCGCTTGCCACTATCTCCGCCCCAAAGCGCCCACGCGATTCTGCCATTGCTAGGGAATCCGTCTTCGCCTGGGCTAAAACCCTCTGCTTGCTTATCAACTTCATGTCGTGCAAAAAAGCTTGCCATGCGTTGCACGGTCTCAAACGGAAGATTCCGCCCGTTCACGATGTCTCGCGCACGAGCGATACCAACTTCCGTTCCACCGCGACCGAACTCGCTTCGCCAGTCAAGACCACGCTGGGCTTCTTCTTTCATTGCATCTGTTGGTGTGTATCCGTCTGGATCAATCGGAGCGCGAAGCGCGCGCTCTCCGCCAGGCTCAATTCCTTCGGCTAGCGACACAGCAACCATCTGATCAATTGCATCCTGTTTCGTCGTATGGCAGCCAATGACTTCGCCATCATCTTTGATGGTTGCCCATCCGCTGCAATCCTGAGCCTGGTCAGTTACGAAATACGGCATTAGTTAGGTGTGTACAGCACATAGGAGATCACATGAGTTGCGCTATCCACAACGCCATAAAGCGCATCTCCACGACCGACCTTGAATGTCACATAAGATCCAGCCTGAAGCTGTAGCCCGTTTGTCAGTGAGACATCGGACTTGCCGATGTAGACATCCTTGCCCTTCGTGCTAATCGTAATCTCAGCTTTATCAGAATTAGTAGCAGCCGCGATAAGTGTTGCAGCCGTTCCAATGGTGACCTGGTTAACAGAGATACTCATTAAATCCCCTCTGGCTGTACGGTGACTGGCGCAGCGCCAGTGTGCTTGAGGCTCTTGATTCCAGAGATCCTGGCGGCGTCTGCTGGATCATATCCAGCTCGCACGAGTACTCCTGCAATGTCCGCGCGCTGCCGTAGATCTGCGGCTTCAGCAGCAGCCTGATTCAGCGGCATTCGGTATACGTCGCCGCCTTCAATTGGCGTCATGTCTTCCATCTTGCGAATGTCATTAACGCTACTCCAGCCCTCTTGGATGGCGATACGGTGGACTTCCGCGCGTGCCTGTGCGGTGCCGCGAAGAATGCTGTCCATGTTGAATCGCACAAATGCGTCGGGCGGAAGGAGCAGCGAAGAAAGCTGTCGTTCCAGCGCCTCTGTCAATGGACGAAGTGTGTACTGCACGAAGGCTAGGTTTTGCTGTTCCACACTTGAATATGACATTGCGCCAGGAGTCGTAACGCCGATCAACACTGGAGGCACCCTAAAGATTCTTGCCACCTCTTCGGTTGAGAAGCCCCGTGAGGCAAGAAGCTGCGTGTCTTCTGGCTTGAACGAAAGCGGTTTCCATGTGCTGCCGCCAGTCAACACACCAGGTGTGTGCATGTTGGCGCCAGTGTGGTGCCGCAGCCATCCAGCCTTAAGCGCCTCCGCCTGATCTTTTGTCAGCTCGTGAGGCACTTCAATAATCCCAGTTGGCATGCTTGCGGAGGCAAATAGCGACGATGCGCTTTCCTCTAGTGTTGCGCCAAGACCGAATGTGCGGCGCAGCTGCTCAACTGGATTCATGCCGCGAAGGTCACCAGGAAGAGTGACTAGCGGAATATGGATGATTGTATCTTGTCCGTAAACAACAAAATCGTTTCGGTCGGTCTGTTGCACGCGATACTTGACTTCTCTTCCCTCGCGGAAGATCGTCACACGGCGCGGATCAATGACTCTGACTTCCAACACTTCGCCGCTTTCTGAGCGCGGACAGTATAGGAACGTATTTCCATCTGTGTAGAGGCTAACGATGGCTTCTGAAATGAGTTGATTGAACGTATACCCAGGTTCATCTGGAATTGGAATAAGCATCCACGATGGTTTGTCGCCGCCTGGACGATATGGGCGCCGCACGCCGCCCGTGCGAATATAGGCGTCAGCAGGGAAGCTAGAGACTACATCGGCTAGCAGCCGCACCGAAGCCCATGCCGCCGTGAGCGCGAGTGCGCCCTTGCTATCTAGCGTGACATTGGAAAACGGCACGCGATCAAACTTCATTCCCTGAATGTTTGTGATCGCACGCTGATCCTGCTCGCCAAGAATTCTACGAAGGAGACTCACTAGTTACCTCGCTTATAGCCGATAGCGGCAACGCTGATACCAGCTGCAACCAGGAGGCTGAGCGGTTGGATGAGAAAGAGACCGACGATGATAAGCGTCGCTCCAATAAGTTCAAGTGCGGTTGATTTGCTCACAGGCTTATAAACTCCGCTGTAGGCTTTTTTACCACATGTTGTGAGTGATACTTAGCGCGGTCCCAGCTCATGATCGCACACACTGCTGCGTCAATCTTGCGGCTTGAGCCTTTATGCTCTTTTACGACGCGTGGACCAAAGCGATCAATCTTGACGGTGCAGTTATCTAGATGCCGTGCAAGAATCGGATCACCATTATGCGAGAGCTTTTCCTGCATCACCGCGTCCATGAAGCCCGCACATGCGGGTACCATCCTAGCGGGACTCTGACTGTATATCACTACAGGTAGCCCGTCGTTTTCCCACTTCTGCAAAACAGAAGCCCAGCGATACGGGTCAGCTGCAATTTCTCGCACCTGGTAAGTCTTGCAGAGTTCATACATCTTCGCCTCAACTTCGTCCATCGGCACTTGCCAATGTGGATCGTCAATCGGGCGCTCCCAGATTGCAAGCGTCTGAATGAATCCGTCTAGCGTGCAGGCGAGGATCGCAGAGCAGTCATTCTTGAAGGATCCATCAAAGCTCAAAACGACTTCTTCGCCTTTTTCAAGCTTGCGATCAACGGCGAGTCGGTCCCAGGCGCCGTTTGGCAGCCATGCCGTCGCTGTGGTCACCCACTGGTTCATGCGCTTCGTGCGAACTTCTAATTCGCTAATGGATTTGATTGCGCTCTCAAAGTCTTCTGGATTGAGATAGTCGCCGTACGCTGGGTTTGCCGCAGCCCAGACAGCTGGATCCCGATAGTCTGCGCCATCTGGCGCACCCCACCATCGGAAGAAGAATGTCGGATCCTCAATCTCGCCCGACTGCACACGCATTCCGTATTGCCAGAGCTTGTAGCAGATCGTGTCTTGACCGTGGCTGTCGGTGCGGCTTCCAGCCGTCGTAATCGCAACGATCAGAGGCTGTTTGCGAGTACCAGATCCAAGGTTGATGGTGTTCCAAAGCCTATCGTCTGGCTGCACATGCAGCTCATCTACCACGGCGAGCGACGGGTTCAGACCTTCGGCTCGTGAGGCGTCTGCCGATAGCACGCGAAAGACCGATCCGTTTGTTGGATACTCAATCACATCGCGCATTACGCGCAAGCGTTGGCTCAAGATCGGATCTAGCTGCACCATGCGTGCCGCTTCGGAAAAGATAATTCGCCCTTGTTGACGGTCTCCCGCAAGCGCATAGACCTCGCTACCTGGCTCATCAAGAATCAAGCCATGCAGTGCAATGCCTGCACCTAGCAGTGATTTACCATTCTTCCTAGGTAGACCTATCAGTGCGCGTCGGTGTTTGCGAAGACCGTTTTCGTCGGTCGCGTAGAGTTCACGCAAAAGCGTTTTTTGCCATGGGCGGAGTTGTATAAGTTGCCCTGCAAGATCGCCCTTAGTTAAGCGGCAGAAGTTTTCAATGAAGGCAATGACGGACTCGCCCTGACTAGCGTGCTCGCTTTGCTGCGCTGATGAGCGCGTCAAGTTTTGCTGCCGCCGTGTTCGCTTCGCCATCCAATTCACCTCTCAAGCCGCTGCGTGCCGCAGGCGTCAGTCCAAGCTTAGACGCAAGTTGGAGCATAAGCACGGCGTTATCCCGAACGATCTGGTGAAGCGGTGACTTAACGACCTCGCCATTCTGACCCCGCGTCAGTGGTCCAGTCTCCAGGTACATCTGTTCGGCTTGTCTGTACCGAATCGCCGCTTCGCAATAAAGCCGCAGCGTGTGTAGGTCAGCCGCCGTGAGCATGCCAGTGTGAGCCACCGCCTCAATGACTTCCTCCCAGATTGCACGGGCTTGCGGAGAAAGATCTTGCGGAGGGCTGAAGTCTGCACGCCTGGGAAGCGGCTCTTCATAGTTCACACGGCTGGGTCTGGTCTCACCTTTGAGCAGCTTCAACCGTGAGGGAGTCGGAGCTGGTCCGCGCTGTCCCATCATGCACCATCCGTTTCTTGTAACAATCCAAACTCAAAAACCTGTCTGAGCGTACGCCGACT